CTCGCGGACGAGACCGCCGCGATATTCTGGCCGCGGTGTAGTATCAACGTTCGTGGTGGCCGGTGCCGGTGAGGCGGCGGCAGGCGTGTCGCTCGGGCCAAGCCAGCCCTTGTTGGGGTCGTAATTTCCGCCTGCGCCCATCAGGCCGGTGGAAGCCGCCTGCTGATAGGTTTTGCCGTCCTGCGTATATGTGCCCGCGGGAGCGCCAAGAAGACCCTTCTTGCCGCCGTAATAGAGGCCGCTGACCATATTTCCAGCGTTCTCGGCACCCTGCATCTGCTGCATGCCGGTGGGCTGCTGAGTGAAGTGCGGGTTGGCCGTAACGAGCTTCGGGACCGGCAAGTTGGCGGCAGGAACAACGCCCTTGCCAGCGCCCGGAGTGCCGGTAATCCCCATTCCGCTTTCAGAGAATGGGGCGTACATGTGCTGCTGCGCAGCCAAGATGGCAGCCATATCGGTCGGGTCAACAACAGCGCCATTCAGCGCGTAGCCGCCACGGGCGTATTCCTCGCCCATATGGCTTTCATTGACTTCGCCGCCCATGTGATGCGGGATCAGACCGCCAGCATATCGAGCGTGGCGCGTGGCCTTGTCGTAATCGACGGTCTTGTATCCGTGTGATTCGCCAACCGCTTCGGGGTGAACCTTCTCGACGTCCTGAGCCATGAAGCCGACATGGGTCTGCTCAGACGGATCGCCCTTGTACTTGAACTTGTAGATCGGAAGACCGTCGTCCGTCTTGCCAATCTTCTTGATGTCGTGCTTGAGACGACGGTCAGAAAAGAACGAAGAGGGCTGCGTCTGCGAAGTGGTCGAACCGGACAAAGCGCCTGTTCCCTCGGCAATGTTGGCGAGGAACTGGGTCGTCTGGAATGGATAGGCCTGCTGCTGCAAGAACTGATTGTAGAGGGCGGTAAGGCCAGCCTGCTGCGTCTGCTGCGGCACAGTGCCCGCGGCCAGCGTATTCTGCCCGCCTTGCTGGGCAGCGGTCTGAGCGGCAGTTCCGATACCTGCAAGCTGGCTACCTGCTCCAGTAAGTCTGGCGAGATTAGCCTGCTGAGCGGAGAGCTGCGCGCCCTGCTGCTGTGTGGCGACGTTCTGAGCGTTCTGATAGCCGGTGTTCAGAAGGTTCGCGTTGGTCTGATTGTTGGCGAGGTTCTGCTGGTAGGCAAGATTTGCCTGAGCCGTGTTTGCGCGATCTCCGCCAAAAGCACCGGCGGTGACGGCTTGTCCGGCCAAGTTGGATTGCTGCTGCTGGTTTTGAAGCTGCTGGCCCGCGAGCGCCTGCCCGTACACGTCCCCCATAAATGGCGACATATACTGATTGGTGTTGAGACCACCGAGGTAGGCGGGGCCAGCCCCGGCGGCAGTCAGACCAGCGGCGGCACCGAAGAAGGGCTGCGCCGCATTTGCACTTCCGGCAATTTGATTGATACCCTGTTGCTGCGTCGAATTGACGGGGGCAACAAAGTCGCTTGGGTTTGAAGAATACGGCTGGAACGGCGTCTGTGCCACGTTCTGCGCGGTCGCGTTGACGGAGTTATATCGCGCAAGAACCTCGGGCGGGATCGTGACCGTCGAGGTAGAAGTGGAAGATTTTCCTCCGCCGCCCATATTACTGCTCCGCTATCGCGTGGCCACCAGTTGTTGCGCCGTACAAGAAGAACGCACCATTTGGCCTTCCAAATTGCCGCTCATAAAGCCTGATCTTGGCCTCAGTGCGGGTATTTGACAGAACACCGATGATCAGAGGGATCCCCAGTGAATCTGCCACCTGCTTCGAGAACTCACAGAGCTTGCGGGCTCGTCCGCCTTTGGCGCTGCGATATTCTGGATGGATGAAGATCGCTCTCTCTTCCAAAACCTTATTGTCTGAATACCACATCGTGCCGACCCTGAGAAGGATGCCCCCTTCAATCATTCCGCCTTCTTTTCCAATAACGCCAACAAGACCGTGCTCAAGATTGAGAGCAGGCCAAAGTTCGCCCAAGATTTTCTTGGGGTTTGGGTTTACAAACCCATTTTCTTCACATGCTGCCAAAGATAGCGCCATCAATTCATCTAGGTCGTTCTGTGTTCCAATGCGAATTTTAAGCTCGTCTGACATAAAAGACCCCTCAATCTTTCTTTGGACCCGGTAGTTTTTGCAGTTTCTTGATCGTCTTTGCTCGCATTTTCTTCACAAATGCGTCTAGTATCTTGTGACCGGCGTCGAGATCTCCGCCGCCGATCTTCATAACATCGTTGGGGTGAATAACATATTCACCGCCAGCCACCACAACGGGAACTGCATTTGTTTTCCCGCCATCCGCATGGCCTACGGGCTGCGAGCCGTAGGGGCCAGCGCCTTGTCCATAGGGACCACCGTTCTGGCCATAAGGCATCTCACCCTGCCCATAGGGCGCTTTCTTCTGCCCATAGGGCATGCCTCCGAAGATGCGGCGGGCTGACTTGAAGCCAGCCATCGTATTCCCCTCGCCCATGGCGGAGATGATGTCTGCGGGGATCACGTAAGAGCCGCTGTGGACGTGCATCGGAAGATGATCAGTGCGCCCGGCCACCGGACTGTGGATCGGGCCGCTGAAGAGGTGCATGGGCGGGCCTTGCGTCGTCGTCTTGGTCTGCTCACCGCCGAAGGCCTTGGCCGAACGGGCTGTATTGAGCGCCGCCGCAATGGCCTGCTTTTGAGGGTGTCCGGAGCGGATCATTTCCTCAATGTTGTGCGAGATCGTTTTCTGAGAGGAACCTTTGGTCAGCGGCATGTCACCCTCACGAATAGACAACGGTGAGCGTCATTCCCGTGCCCGGCTTTACAACGATCCCATTGATTACAGGGATATTGAACTCGTACACCCCGGCTGCGGCGGGGATTATAGCATTGATGCTTGTCGTTGTCGCTCCCGTTATTGAGGAGGCATCGTATAGCGTTCCAGATGTCGATCCAGCCACTGTGACTGCGACGCGGACAATTCTTGCCGAACCTTGTGCGACCAAGGTCTCTGTCGTGACGGAGACGGAAGACCTGACGCCATTGACGTTCAGATAGGTCTGCGAGGCATTGTTGATCGCGGTGACGATATTCTTCGAGATAGTAAGGACGTCATCTAAGCTGGCCATCAGAATTTCCCGTCTGCTTGGTAGCGGTAGCGAATGTTTCCAATTCGCCACCAACTTCTGATGTCGCTGCTATTCACTTGGATCGAGACCAGCCTGCCGCGAAACCTTGGGCTGATGAATTCAGTTCCCTGCGTCAGGGTGTAGGGGCCAAACGCCTGCGGGGTGTCCCCGGCATAATCGGTGGCATAGAACGTCAAGTTGACCGTTGCGGTTGGCCCTTGATACACAGCCCCGCCGTTGCTCTCGCCGTTGTAATAGCCCCACTTCATATCCGGCCAGACTTGGTCGATGAAGTTTTTTTGATCTGCATCAGAGAGGGCGAAGTACCCTGTCTGGAAGCTGGAGAGCAAGGGCTGGTTGTTGACGCCGTTGTAGGCGGCGTTGGGGGATGTTTCGTGCTGATAGATGTATTGGTCAGATGAGGCACCAATTGGCGGACCCAAGACGCTCTCATTGATCCAAGCCGTGCGGGATAACGAGCCAAAGTCCCACTGCTGAAGGAAGACATTGTACTTCACGTAGGCATTAACTTCACCACCGTCGCTGATGGTCGGGTAAAACCACGAGATCTCACCAAAGCGAGAATTGACGGCGACGCGGATCTTGTCGAGGTTCGTCTGGTCGAGGTCTTGGAAGACGACGTCCCAGACAGGGCAGGGAATGGGCTGAACGCCACTGCCTGAATACATGAAGAACTGGCTCTGGCCCATCCAATAGACAACGCCGTTCAGCGAGGTAGCTGCCTTGCGGGCCTTGAGGCCGCAGCCCGTGCCGATTTCGTTGAAGGCGTAGATATAGGGCTGATTGATGTACTGCATCGACCAGACGGCCAGATCGGTCCAGATCAGGCCCTGCTGCGGACCTTGAATGGCCCCGACGATCTTTGAGCCTTTGGGGATGCGATATGAACCAGCCTGATTCGTGGAGAGGTTGATCCAGCTCGTTGTGCTCGTGAAATCGTTGATATCGCACCAGCGAACCAGAAGCGGATCCTGAATGCCATTCAGGGTCGATCCCCATGCGACAATCTGCCGCTCAGGCATCGCGACGAATACGCCGTCGTTGACATTTGGGCCAGCGGTATCGACGACCGCTGTCGGGTTTCCTGATGTGGGATCCCAGTAGTAAATAGCCCCGCCAACAGGGCAGGCGATCAGGATCTGCCCCCAATTGTCCAGCGTCCAATCTGTCGCGGTTATTGGCGTTCCGGTCGTTGGGGTTATAGCAGAACCGGATCCGTACCCGCCAATGCCGTATCCTCCGATGCCATACCCAGTTCCCGCTGGGATGGGTCCAAGGCCGATGTAATAGTCATATTGCGCAGCGCCACCGTTTTCGTATCCGGTAGTCGTCGATGTTGCCGACGTGGAGCCTGTGATGACGAAGTTATTGGCATCGGTGATGCTCTGGACTGTGTAGTTCCCGTAGAAAGTGATGCCTCCGACGGTCGTTGAGACAAGTACGGGGAATGTATTTCCGGCAACGTACCCGTGGTTCGCCAGCGTCACGGTGACGGACGCCGACAAGTTGGTGACGTTGAAAAGCGGGACAGCTCCGCCGTTCGTGACAGTGGAGGTGGCATAGGCGGGGTTGCCGAGAGCGTTCACGGCCAAAATATTGAAGACGCCCGTTCCGACCGTAAACGTCGGGTAAAAGCCGTACAAAATCAGCCCTCCGACCGAGATCTGCGTCTTGATGAAGACGGAATCATAGCTGGTGATTGAGGAGCCCGGATCGTTGATTTCAACGACATTGCTTCCAGATGTCGTCGAAACGGACACCGGAGTGACGTTGTCCTCAATCGCCCTCGGGGTGATGTTCAGCCTGTTGCCATTGTTGATGACGTTCAGGAGGCTGACGTTGGCCCCGTTGTATTGACACCCGGCGGCAAGCCATGCGTTCGAATTGGTATCTTCCCAAGCCCAAAGAGCGCGGACAATCGAGCCAAACGCGCTGGGGAAGTACGTAAGCCACCCGCCCAGCTTCTGAACAAGGCCGACGCCATTGCGATCTGGAACGAAGCGAACGAGGTTCGTGTAGGAGAGGCCAGCGCTGTTGAGCGCCGGGGTCTCGTTCTGGTCTACGCCCGGAGTGAGCTTTACGGAGGCGTGAGGCATTATTGCCCCCGGTTAGGCGTTGCGGGCGTTGAGGTGGAATAGGACGTCCACGCAGACGCCTCGAACTTCTTGCGGTATTCCTCGCCCATCGCGCCACGCAGAAGAACCTGATACTGGCCCTCGTAGCTCTGGGCCATGGCCGGATCGTCGGACATGCGACCAAAGTTTCTTTGGTAGGCAGAGATGTAGACCATTGACGCCATGATCAGCAGGTCTGGGAGATAGACCGAGATGAAGGTCGTCCCCGTGTTCGCCTGCGCCGTCGTGGCGAACTGGTAAAGGGTCGGCATGCGGATCGTGCCGGTAAGGACGAGGGAATAGACCGCGTCTGGCGTGGGGCCAAAATAGATAATCTGGCTCGTGTCGCCTGCGGTCGAAGCGTCGCCACCGTAAACCGCAAAGGTCGTCGGCGTGGCTTGGAACGAGCTGTCGTTCCAGACGTTCTGGATGTATTCCTTCGTCGCGGGCAGAAGCGGTGCCGTGATGGTTCCATTTACGACGCCGACCGTCTGCAAGGTGACGAAGTCATTGACCGATATGGAGACGGTGCTCACGCCAGCGGCAGTCTGATATGACGTGTTGCTGGTCTGGAGCGGAAGGAGGTCGAGATCCCTCTGGATCCTCAATTCCGCATAGTTGAGCATCTGGGGCAGGATGGCGTTGAAGGCAGGATCGACGCCGACCACAACTCCGCTGCTCACCGTCGTGTTGACGACGGCCATTGTGGCTATCTGATTGACGTAGCCATTGTATGTGAGCGGGGTAGTGGCGGGCGAAGTCATGGCTTGAAGCCCTCGCAGTAGGCTTCACGGCGCGCATTGTTTCGCTTCACACCAATGATGGTCTCGGTCGTATCCTTGGAGGACCAACCGATATCAGCCCAAACGCCACAAGCGCTAGTCGCGTTCAAACTGGTCTCGCTGGCGCACCCTTGCAGGGTCAACGCTAACGGCATCGCCAGCAGCAATAGCTTCGTCTGTCCTTTTGATGGCATCTTGTGTCGCCTTAGCTTCGTATTGAGCCACCGCGTTCGCGCGAATACTGTAGTATACCCCACCCAGCACTGCAAAAGCAATGAGGGCCATGGCAACGTACCGCCCGATGGGAGTGAAGAGGAGAGCTATCATACTCCGTGTTCCTCCATATGCTGCTTGCGGAACCACCAGATTGCTCCGCCAAGGCCGACAATTGCAGCCATGATCAGGAAGTTTGTGTTCCCCAGCAGGCCGATGATCTGGGTGGCGGTGTCAGAAGCGTCCTGCGCCTGCGCAGCAACCTGCTTGGCGACACCAAGCCCACCGAGACCGGCAGTGACGATAGCGGCATTGCCCTGACTGCTAGTCGCCATTGAAGGGACAGGCACATCATCAGGGGTCAGGCGTTGTTCTTGGTCATCAGCTTCAGCAACTTCAGCAGCAGCAGCCGCCGTCATTGAAACCATTTCATGCGCAAGCCACCATGCACTCTCCGCCTGACGACGGCGAACGAGGCCAGCCAAGACCTTCCCGCCGCCCTTGGTCCATTTCATCAGTTCGGCAGGTACGGCGTCGAACTGTCCAGCATTGACCTTTTTGAGCAGGGTCGATGACTTGAGATTGCCGACACCGGCGTTGTAGGCGAAGTCCACCAACACGTCGAACTCGTGCTGCGTCAGGGATTGCTCAACCATATTGTGAACAGCAGTCTCATACTTGACCAGATCGCTACGAAGGATGGCCTCTGCTTGATCCTGCCTGATTGTCAATCCATCTACAACGGTAGGGTTCCCTGCCGCAGATGTATGACCGTATCCAATGGTGCAGATGCCAGCCGGGCACCGGTATGCCTTGAGCTTGCAGCCTTCAAATTTCTTGAGAAGGGCGTCGATGCCTTCTTGGCTCATTTGCATTTCGGTGCTCCTAGTGAGCGAAGGCGATAGCCGCGAGCAAGCCGCAAGCGACGACGACGAAGAACAGAAGGCCAACAGAGCCCCACAGAAGAACATTGCCCATGAACTCTGCCCTTTCCTTTTCAGCAATGAGAGCAGCAGCTTTCTGCTCCTTCTTGATGCGGATGGTTTCGCTAAGGATCGTATCCCAAGCGCCTATACCATATTCTCCGATGAAAGTATTCTTGACCTCAGCCATCATCTTTTCGACTTCGGCCTTTGCCATAAAAGCGTCAATCGCGATCTGTTCGGCTGTCTTTTCGCCAAACATACCCGGACGAGGCGGTTCAGAAGCAATCCGCGTGAGGTGACCGACGCTATCTAGCAAAGACGATACGTCTTGGAACATCCCCTGCATTTCCTTGCCAACGGAGATGCCAGCCCTGATGGCTTCATAACTCGCTTTGGCTAGTGCAAGGATTGTAAGCGGGTCCATTATTTGTCCTGCTTGTTGTCAAGTTTATCATAAATGCGCTGAATCATGTCTTCTATATGATCCATGCGCTTATCAAGATCGCTTTTGAGGACGTAGGTTTTGGGAAGGTCCGCTTCAATTCGGTGCAAATCTTCCTTCATCTTTTGAACAGCTTCCCATAGTTGCCGGGCAAACCAGCCTATGGTGCAGAGAACGGCGCTAAGGGCCAAGTTGATGGTTGTCTGGTCCATAGCGCCAATTCCTTGTTATTGCGCAGGGGCGTCCTGAGCAGGGGCCTCAACGGGCGCTTCGGCTGGCTTAGGGGCCAACTGAGCTTCGGCCTGAACTTTGATGATGCCGATGATGTCGTTGGAAAGCTTGAAGGGGAGCTCTCCAAGTGCCGCAAGAACGGTGTTCCATTGCGTTACCGTCATAGTAACTGAAACGCTTGTCTGATCCATTTATTCCCCCTGTTGAACAAGAACCCAAGACTTTGTGGGCTCGTCCCATTGATACAATTTTCCATCAGTTGGGTAAAGAGTTGGCGCGTCCCAGAGCCATGTCGTTTGGTTCAATATCCATGACGGGAAGGGCTGTGGCGCGTAGAAGACATCGTGCAAACCGTCATAGGTATAGCCCAAGCCAGCATAGTTGCCGCGTAAAGCTACGCCGCCGTCAGGCTGGCCGTCTTGCCCATAATGGACACCGCCACGAGTGTTGTAGCTGGTCTGTATCCACTGGCCCGGAGAACTATCCACGAAAGTCTGGAAGAACTCCGGTTCAGCAACGATGACGTGGATGACCTTGCCATCCAAAATCTTGGCGAAGTGGCTCATGCCGTGTAGCTCCCCGAAGCAGTGAATTTGAGAATGGTGTTGGAACCAGCAGTAGTTACTGTCGGAGATCCGGTTGTGGAGCCTGTATAATATGCAGTGGGAATTGAAAGTATTACGACCCCCGAACCGCCCGCTGCTCCATAATTGACAGTGGAGCTTGCAAACGACCCACCACCACCGCCACCGCCTGTATTTGCAGCACCCGCCGTAGCAACTAGCGAATTTGTCGAACCAAGGCCACCACCACCAAGGCCACCTTGGCCCTGCGCTGCATCGTAAGAGCCGCCGCCGCCGCCAGCATAGTAGGTAGCGGTTCCCGTGATAGAGGAGCTTATGCCGTTGCCGCCTGCACTTATCGCACCGGGATAATTACCACCTACAGCACCAGCACCACCACCGCCGCCACCACCGGCACCAGTTGTGCTGCCGCCTGCGTTCCCTTGTCCCGATGTTCCTGCACCGCCAGCGCCAGCAGAGGTTCCACCACCACCACCACCCGAACCGCCAGCGCCACCGGCTACACCACCGGTTCCTAGGCCGTTTCCATATCCCCCACCAACAGCCGTAAGGCCCAAAAAGGTAGTAGAGCTTCCTTGTGACCCCGGACCGGGCGAACTGCTGGTATTGCCAGCGCCGCCAGCTCCGATGAAGATATTGTATACGGCTCCTGAACTTAGATTAGAGATGCCGGACAATAACCCGCCAGCGCCACCGCCGCCAGAATAATAACGACCGCCACCGCCGCCGCCCGCTACCATAAGATAATTAATTTGATAGCCAGTAGTATTGAGGCCCGAAATCAAAAGCCATCCCTGCGTTGCATCTACATAAACAACAGTAATGGTTTCTCGTTTGTTAACTAGCAGAAGATTTGAAGTTCCTCCGTTAATATTATTACCGTTAGGATTGACCGTGACGTTATTGGTTGCCCACGTTCCCGCATAATCCGTGAGCTGAACCAAGTTTCCAGCAATTGGTACAGACGGAAGCGTAACCGTTATCGCACTAGATGTGGTATTAATCGGATAGGCATTACCTACCGCAGCGGTAAAGTTAGCCGTCTGCACCGATTGCAGGGCAAGGACGTTAGGGGCTGTTACGCCGGAGGTTCCGTTGATCGTGACGGTCATGGCTTATGCTCCAGCCGGTGCGATGGTCAGCTTGCCCTCAGCGACAAGCTTTTCACGACTGCGTCTATTTTTAGCAGCTATAGACATTTTCATGCGAGTCTCTCCAGAAGGAATACGCCCGACTGAACATAAACGAAACTTCTCTTTTACAGTAGGGTCTTGAAACCTCTTTTTTTGAGATTCCGAAATTTTCTTGCTATGTTGTTCGGAATGAGGTTTCCCACGTTTAGCGGATGCAGCCTTTTCAACAGCTTCTGGCGAACGCTTTTTGCCCTGATGAGCTTTGCTGAGTTTTTTGCGCCACTCGTCCGTAACAATGCACCCCCGCCGCGACTGTGAAATTTTTTCACATGTAGCCTGTGATCTTTTACGACCCCGAAGTTTGCTGGCGATAAGCTCTGTTGTTTCTTTGGTTGGTTTATATCCGCTAGTTCCGCCACCACCTTCGGTAACATTTGCCAAGTCTATGTTAGCTTCTTTCCAAAATTTTATGCGTTCAATTTCTAGGGCAAATGCTTCTGCTTCAATTAAACCTGAAGCGACAATCCGCACCTCTACACACATACCAAGTCGGATTAGTTTGCTTTGAATGGCCTTATGATGAGAATTCCTTTTGTACATGCTATTGGCGCGTTTCCCTTTACCTTTACCGACGTAAAAGCATTCATCCCGGTCAGGACGCCAATGTTCGTAGACATAAAAATTGACTGTCATTGTTCAGCAGGAGCGATAACCAATTCCCCCTCCTTCTGCATTTTCATGATGTTGGCGTAGTCGGTGTTGGCCGGGTCAAGCGGCACAATGTGCTGTTGTCCATTGACGTAGACAGAGATGGACACAGGGCCAGCGCCAAAGGCATTTTGATATTGCGCGTTTTCGTACATGATTATAGCTCCGCAGCAGCAGCGATATACGCAGAAGTCGTATTATTGGCTTGAATTGTTCCCGGCTGTCCCGCTGTCATAACTGACGTTGAAAAAGAGGCGTCAAACCCCAAGTTTTCAGGTGAGTTATAGGATGATGTAACAGATGTGATAAGCGCGGCAGCTCCAGCAGGGCAGTATACGCGCACATTTGAATATGTCATCGTCGGCGTTGTTCTCATACTAACCGGCAAACGAACAACCGATCCTTGAACGCTACTGCTTGTATTAATAAGAGTTGTTCCCCAAACTGAAAAATTTGTTGTTGCATTTAATTGGGTATAATACCGTTGACACTGCGCCAACTGATCGCTGTAAATCTGGCGCTCATAGGGCGTGGCAATCGACCCTGCCTCAAGTTGCACATTGCCAATCGTCCACGTTCCGCTAGTTTGCGCGCCGACAGAAAGAACAATTTGCAAGCCAGTCGTAGCCGCAGAAGGAATGGCAATCTGAACATTGTAGCGCGTCACCGTCGAGCTGACGGTGAATGTTCCAGTGGAGATAGAAGTGACCGTAGGAGACGCCAAAGTGCCGAACGTGTTCGTCGTGTTGGCGTAATAGGCGGTCCACGTCACGGTCGTCAAAAGAGTGTTTGCTAGATCGACAGAAAAGGTTGCCGTCGTGCCAGCAAGATCAGCGCAGTTGAGAGCTTCGATACGCTGCGCGAAATTGATGGCAGTGACGGATGCAGCACCAGTGAACTGATAGCGATACTGATTTGCCGTCGCGCCAGCCACTTGCTGACCCGTCACGTTCGCGCCTGTGCAATAGGCGTAGGAGCGGTCAACTGTGTAAGCCAGAGCTGCGCCAGCAGTGATCGTTTGCGCCGCGCCAGCGTTGCGCTGGTCCACCGCGCAGTTCCCATTGATGATGCGGTTTCGCTTGAAGCTGGACGACATTGCAGCCGTGCCAGCGAACGTAGCGTTCTGGCTGGTGTCCAGCGTCAGCGCAGTCGTGTTGTTCGATTGAAGCACAAGCGGTGCAGATGCGCCGCTATTGATGGTGCCAACGACAAGGGTTCCAGCGGACATTGATTGACCCTCACGTCGGAGATGTTGAAGCCAAGATGTAATAAACAGTTCCGCCGATATTAATGGCGAGTTTGTTTGTTACCGTGTTGGTGGTAGACGCGCTGACGGCGGTCTCGACCAGAGCCGTGCCTGTCACCGCTGGAATCGTAACCGTGTTTGTACCAGCCACCGCAGTGGGGGACAATGTGATCGTCCCAGAGGTTGATCCGGCGAGAGCTAAGTTTCCCATTACTACACAATGCTCCAAGTAGAACCGGCAGGAACGGTAACTGTCGCAGCCGCCGCGATGGAAATTGGCCCAAATGTACCAGAGTTTTGGCCCGTCGGGATAGTGTAGCTGGTATTCACGGTCTGACCGTTGTTGTAGAAGATTGCATCGGTTCCGCCACCCGTAGGCACAGTAGAGCCACCACCAGCAGGCGTTGCCCACGTTCCGTCACCGCGCCAGAAGGTCGTCGAAGACGCACCCGTGCCAGAATTAAGGTTGGTGACGGGAAGATTGGTGACGCCCTGAATAGTAGATGAGTTCGTCCAAATTGCAATCTGCCCAACGGTGGGCGTCCCGCTGCTGTTGACGTTTCCGCCGCCTGTCGCCGCTGACCAAGCCGGAACGCCGGAGACAAGCGTGAGGACGTAGCCATTCGTTGTGGCTGCTAAGCGGGAAAGCGTATTTGTCGCTGATCCATACAGCAAATCACCTGTCGTTACGGCTGTCTGCCCCGTACCGCCGTAAGTTGCGCCAATCGTGCTACCATTCCAAGTGCCGGATGTGATGGTCGCCAGAGTGGCGTTGCCAGTAGCGCCAAGAGTGGTAAACGCGCCAGAAGAGGGCGTCGTGCCGCCAATCGCAGTTCCATTAATTGTGCCACCCGTAATGGTGACAGAATTGGCGTTCTGGGTGGACATCGTGCCAAGGCCAGTGATGTCCCCGTTGGGAATGGATGAGACGGCGGTGAAGGCACCTGTTCCGTTGCCCTTCAAATAGCCAGTTAACGTAGTAGCGCCAGTTCCACCCTGCGGGACAGTTATAGTCCCAGAAGTTATCTGAGACGCGGCAATCGAAATGCTAGTACTGGAGGCAGCCGTAAGCTGACCTTGGGCATTGACGGTAAAAGTTCCGACCGAAGAGGCTGACCCATACGAGCCGGATGTAACTGAAGTATTAGTGATGCTAAAAACCGTGCCAGAAAGTGTCAGTCCAGTTCCGGCGGTATACGATACGGTTGCGCCGATTTGCACGAACACGAGCGGCGTTGTTCCGATAACAATGGGGTTATCAGTGGTTTGAACCCACTGAGTGTTCGCATTGGCCGTACCGGAAAGGATAAACGTAGTGTCTCCCGGAGCAATCTCATTTTGCCCAGCGCCGGTTTGGTCATAATCGGTGGCACGGGTTAGAACCCAAGCTGCGGCACCGGAGCCAACGCTGGTAACCGTATAGATGCCATTGTATTGTCCGCTGGTCTCGTTTTTGACCAGAATTCGCTGTCCAACGGTTGGGCTTCCGCCGTCAACTGCCAGCGTCGAAAACGGAGATGTTTTAGTGATCGTAGCGCCAACACCCGAAGCGCCGTTGTTATAGGTGACAGACCCGAGATCGGCGGTGGTGGCCCAGTTACAGGCCGCATGATAATTGACCCCGCTAACAGCCGCATCAACGTATGACTTATTGACGAGATCGTTCGACCCGACAGGGGCCGAAGTAATCGAGCCGGTTGTCAGGGTAATCGCATCAATTGTCGTGCTGTTGGCTGATGTGATTTGACCCTGCGCATTAACATTAAAAGTTCCAACGGCGGATGAAGACCCATACGCAGCGGGGGTAACGGATGTATTGGCTATGCTAATTGTGCCAGATGAAGTGATGGGGCCGCCCGTAAGCCCTGTTCCAGTCGCCACACTAGTAACGGTTCCGGAACCTGCCACAATAGCCCAGAGAGGATTTGCACCAGAACCTTGGGTTTGAAGAACCTGCCCGGGCGTTCCCGGACCAAGCTGCGTCCAACCTGTAGCACTTCGATAAAGGATGCTCCCCTGCGTAGATCCGGCAGAAGAGTCAAGGGCAGCAGACAAAGTTGTGGTATAGCGAGCGGACGCCAAAACACCACTCGTGATGTTAAGGGCGTTTGTGGTGTCAATGGTGGCCGATGGCGCAAGTCCTGAAACCTGACTGGCCGCAATAGCAATCGGTACGTTCGTGGCAGATGAGATTTGACCACTGGCTAGGACTGTAATCTGAGCGACGTTGGAGGCAGTCCCATACGTACCTGCTGTCACACCACTATTCGCGATCTGGCTAGGCATCACAGAAAGCGACCGCCAAGAAGGAAGCGATCCGTTGATCGTCAGAACTTGAGAGTTTGTTCCAACGGGAAGGGCGACCCACGAAGATGACCCGCGATAGAGAGTTGTACCGGGAGTCGCGCTGAAGGTATCGAGGATGGCGCTTGGCGTGACATCTGACGGAGAAGCAGACCCGCCAGTCAAATTGGCCTTTACCGTGCCAGCCGCCATTTGGCTAAGGAGAGAGTTATTAACTCCTCCATTGGCTATGGAAAGAGTTACAGCAGAACCCGTTGTGTTGGAAACAATTGGGGAGTTGCCAGTTACGGAAGAGATGCCCGGAGGCGGGTATTGAATGTTGATGTACGAGCCAATCTGAGCAGTCGTAATTTTGACTGAAGTTCCGGACTGCACAGCTTCAAGCTGCTCGCTGCCATTGAGCGATGCTGTAGCTGGAAGGTTCGGGATTTGCACATTGGACATCAGAGTGGCCCTGTCTTCGGAACTTCATTGAAGCCATATGGCAAGCTGGGATTGTTGATAACATACCCGCCAGAAGTATACGACCCCGAGAAAGTTGATCCTTGCAGATCAATTTGGGTTGCATTGATAACGGTAATAACCCAATTCCCCCCTGCTGGGACGCCACCTACATCCTGCACTGTCACCATCTGATTAGTAATCATGCCATTTGTAGTGTTCAGGATCAAGCGAATAAGACCAGAGCCGTTATTAGCAGCGTACACAACATTCCGATATGTGACAGCATTAGGATCAGTTCCAGGCTTCTGGTTGGTCCCATAAGGAGACTCGCCAGTCGTTTGTGTGACGCGGTCCTGGTAATCTTGCGTAATACGGTTTGATCCCTTCACAACCGGTATACCTGTGACAGGATCAACAGTATTCTGGCCAGAAGTGGCGCGGTTGTTCGTTCCCGCAGCCACAAAATCCTGAATACGCGGGTTCACAATAGGTGTCGGGTCTGCTGGGACGACAATCGCACGAAGTTGCTCTTGCGGAACGTCGTAGCAAGTATTGCAAACAAGCAGCTTTATGTTCTGAATGGAGGCTCCCCTCCAGTCGTATTGCCAGCGCAAGTTCACATGATTGTAAACAAAACCGCATCTATCGCATATTGCATGCGCCTGTGGGTTGGAGGCGCTTGTTCTAGCTCTACCGGACTGAGAAGCATACCCCATGTCGCTTCCTTATCTGAAGTAGCCCGATATGATCGGAGAGATGTATTGCTGGGCCTGTTCGACGTTTTGATCGGCGGCAATCTGATATGCCTCATCAGCCATGGGCTTCAAGAAGGCAATCTTGTCCGGTGACCATATGGTAGCTAACCGTTGGGCCAAGCCAAAAGCAAATGCTTCCAGCCAGAGGTATGGAATCTCGACTTGCTGGCCACCCTGCAAGTTCGCATCTTGGATCTGGCGAACGCGGTAGTATTTCAGCGAAGTCGCGGAGCCGTCAGGGACAGGCCACAGCGTTACTGATGGGGATAACAGCCTGTCGAACCAAAAAGTCGTGGTGAACCCTTGCTGCTCTTTGTTAGGATACGAAGCATACTCCGTGCGGCTAATCGGTAGAATAAGGCGATCAATCGGCTGTCCGTTCCCATTATCTATCTCGATATAGGCATCGAGAATCATCACAGTGTTTGAATCTACGGCATACGTAGACTGCCCTTGGACCAGCGGTGTCGTAATCAGGTCAACAGTCCAAAGGTTTACCCCTTGGTTTGACCACCTAGAAAGAAGCATGTTTGCAGCCATGCGAGCTGACTGCATATGCTCTTGAAGCAGCGATGTCCCACGAATGCCAACCAAGTTGTAGGCATAGATCGTAATCTCGCCAAGACTTGGAGAAAAATTATAAGTTCCAGAAGTGGTCATGTTTGCGGCTCCGCCTTCTGACGCTTCCACCGCAATTTAGCAGCTTCCGACATTTTTGCACGTACTTCTAAAGGTAAGGTAGAGCCTTTATTAGGATTTGGCTTTCCTTTGTTAGGAGATGAGCGACCCTTAGCTTTTGCGGAAATTTTAGCGCATGTTTCCGGGCTTCTTTTGCGCCCACGATGCCATGCAGATGCCTTTTCTTTCTGTTCTAGCGTCAGTTTAGGTGCGCCGCGCTTCTTGGCAATTTCAGAAAGAATACGCCTAGTGTCATCCGTATGCTTTTTGCCCTTGAATGTTGCAGGCATTCCTTTGTTCAAGTTCGACAGTTTTTGGCGAGTTTCAACCGAATGTTTAAATCCGGAAATCCCCTCCCCGCCATTTGTCAAATTTGTTAGATCGCACCCGGAATTGCGCCAAAACGCAATTCGCTCGCGTTCAAGATCAAACGCTTCTTGCTCTAAAAGCCCCGCTGCGACTATCCTAACTTCAAAAGCCGAGCCAATTCGGCTTAGTTTCGCGCAAATAGCTTGATGATGCCTATTGCGGTTTTTCATAGAGTAAGCGCGGCCACCTTTCCCCTTACCCACGTAAAAGCATTCATCGCGGTCTAGCCGCCAATGCTCATAAACGTAGAAAAGGTTGCTGGTAGCCATCTAGACCGCCTTATAGAGTGCCGTCATTCTTGATAAGAACGCCACCAATATTAACGCTGACGACAGCCGCCGTAGCAACACTGGGTGCGATTTGCCAGCGAATGTCCGTTTTTTCTAAGTAAGGAAATGGATAGATGCGCGTCACATTATATTCCGTATTGAACGGAGATTGCAAAATGCAACGTTGTACGCCCGCAGAGGTGTTCGTCACGGCACGATAGGTTGTATAATTGACTGTGTTGCCATTGAACGACGAATAGGCACCAAAGCGAGACATATAGAGTGTATACCCGGCAGGAACCGTGTAGAGGGCCATCTGCGAAGTTCCAATGCTGCCCAAAACACCATTGACGGTAATCGCGTTGATCTGGGCATAGACAGTGCCGCCATTTGAAAGCGTGACAACACCACTAGGGTTAGACGAACTTCCAGACGAAACGCTGATGTTGTTTACGCGAAGATATTGGTTCACGGTCGGAACATTTGTCGCGCCATTGAGGACTAGCGTTTCAGAGATACTGTTATAGCCGGAATCCAGTCCAGTGATTGTGATTGATGCCGTGTCAGTATTGACGGTGCTTACCAACTGCATCGTCAGGGCGGAGCCGGGGAACGAATAGTCAGTCGTCGCCATATTTTCCCAAACAGTGCGAAAAAGATTGGCGGTTGCGGGCGTTGTCCCATAACCAAAAACATTAGCCGGATTGTGGTTGGTAATTAGACCACGACCTACTTGCAATTCAAATGGCTCGTAACGGCCATTTTTCGTGATTGAATCCCAGACAATGCCGGGCGTGTTGAAGGTCGTCATGTCAGAAACCCCTTGTTCGGTTCAGCATATTAGCACTTAACGTCCCATTTCTTAAGGGCTAAATTGATCCGGCTGTTGGGATCATGTGCTGTTTTCGCTGATGTTAACTTCTCTTTCATGCCGCACATGCGGCTGCGAAAGTTGTCTCTACGAGACGCAGCCTCTGGGCTGTGAGATGCTTCCTTGGAGCTGACCGGGGGCTTCAGGTGATGTCCTTCAGCCCGCGCCGATGCGCGTCCCTTGGCGTTCAAGCCGCCTTCGGTGTTCTTGCCTTCTTTGCGCGTCCATGCACCAGACATTGCACCCTCCTAGAAAAACGGGGGCATAAAGCCCCCGCTAAACGACCAGAGCAGATGACGATTACTCGTCAGCGCCCATGGTCTCCTTCTCAAGCTTGCGGCCCTTGGCAGGAGTGCCATGAAGCGCGGAGCTGAAGGGGTTAGCTTCAACGCCAGCGCGACCGCCGCTCTTGCGGGGCTTGCGACCGGCATGATGCTTGTGCTCTTCGCCGTGCATGTGACCCACATGCTTAGCCTTGTGCATGAGCATGCCGCCGTGCTTGCGCTTAGCGCGACCGCCCTTCTTCAGGCCTTCCTTCTCTTCCGCTTCATGCTCAATCTCGTGAGCATTGTCGCGGGCTTCCGGGTTGTGCTCCAGATCCTGCATCGCCTCGTCGACGCCGCCGGTGGAACCGCCCTTGGCCTTGTGCTTGCCGTGATGTACAGACTTGTGACCCTTCATAAGAGCCTCCTATTACGACGCCATGTTGATGCCCTGAAGATACTCTACAGTCAGAGTACCAACACCAGAGCCGGTGTTTGCAGAAGTAACCAAGATCTGGACGTCAGACGGGCCAGATGTTTGGAAAGTGCTGTTGGACACGTTATCCCAGTTCGCAATCTGAGCAGCCGTGCTGGGGGTGATAGACACCTGACCCGCCGTGCCGCCAGCTTCTGAAGCAGGAGAGAACGCGGAAGCAGCAGTCGTGCCCGCAGTCGCACCAACCTCAAAAGTCGTTGCCGAACCCGTCCAAGCCGTCGTCACCATCATCAGGCAGCGAAGGATCTGGGACTGGGCCGGGATAACAATCGTAGTAGCGCCGCTCGCCTGCGTCACCACAGCGGACTGCGCCATTACGACGTAGCCACAGTTGGCGGTGCCGGAGCTTTCACCCAAAGCAGCAAGGTTGCCCGTGCCGTCAGAGTGAATGACGTTGCCCGCAGTCAGGGGGCCGGTGAACTGGGTTCCGGGGAACACAGAGCTACCGTTTGCGTTGGGGTAGGAACCCCCGTTGATATCCGACATTTTTACGCTCCCGAGTTAGCTCAAGATACTACATTTGACGATTGTTCGGAATGCTTGTCGAGGTACTGGATGGCTGAAAGAAGAATATTTTTGTTCTCTTTCAATTTTCCGATACCCGTGTTGCAGTCCGCACAAAGAAGACCTCTGACAACACCAGACCGATGACAGTGATCGACTGCTAGAGCCTTCACCTTCCCCAATCTGGTTGCAGTTTCAGGTTGTTTGCAGATTGCACACGTTCCGTTTTGAGATTTAAAAAGATCAGAATATCCCTCGGGAGTTATTCCAAACCTTCTTTGCCTCTCTTTATCGGACAATGCCTTTCTGTTTTCTTCCCGATACTGCTGTTGATAAGTTAGCTTTTGCAGATTTTTTTCAGGATTTTGCCGCAGTTTGAGCTTCGCCCTACGGTCAATTTCCTTCCATTTT